TTTTTATGAGTGTAAATCTTAGTCAAGAACATCCCAAGTTTGAACATACTTTATGTAGATTAATGTGTATTATAGAAATACAAGATGATGAAGTTGAACCACTTAGAGAAAAGAAAGATGACCACATATTCATTGATAATTTAATTCAACGTGTCTTAGAAATCTTTTTCTATAGTTATAACATAAAACATATTGGAAGAGATTACCAAAACCCAAATGCCAGACTAATTGCTCCTGTTTCATATTCTGTTAGTTCTAATGACGATCGGAAAACCAAAACTGAGAAGAATAACGGTTTGTTGATGGTATATCCCATGCCCAATATGAATGCCTTAGATTTTAATATTTCGATAAAGCAAGCGTATAATGAAAATTGGATATATTTTTGGGGTAAAGCAATTAGTGATTTTAAATTCTATAATTATTATGACACAATTATTAATTGTGCAATATCGTATGAAGCATATTTTCATTATATAGTTAAGTCTAAAAATCTATCCCAAAACTATTTGTACAAAACTGATGGAGATTTTAGATATGCTACCAATATAATCAACAAACTGTACGAGGATAAAAAAATAGTAACGAACGGCTTAAGTTTGGATGACCTAATTACTTTCAATAAGATAATATTAGGTAATAGAAATAACATTATTCATGGAGCTTCAATTGATATATATGATTTGCATGAAGATGCTCTAAAGTCAATAAATGCTCTTTATGAGTTTTATAAAACTCAAGATATAACAAATTAATTTTGGAGGTGCTCATGGCCTTATTTAAGAGAAAAAGTAAAACTGGATCATTTGATGCACTCCAGTTAATCAGTAATTTGAATACGTTTTACACACCATTTGGTACGAATATATCAAAGAGTGATGTGGTTAAAATATGTATTGATAGAGTGGCTAGCCAATGTGCGAAACTCAAACCTAGATTTATTAAAACAGAAAACGATAAGACAGTAACCGAGAAAAAAGGTAGGCTGTCTTTTCTTTTGAAGTATAAGCCAAATGAGATCATGACACCTTATGACTTTATTTACAAAACGATCACTTTGCTATTGCTGAACGATAATGCATTTATTTATCCTAAATTTGATAAGGATACAGGTGAATTAAGAGGTATCTATCCGTTACGACCAATCACTGTCGAAATCATTGTTGATAGTGCAGATACTTATTTTATCAAGTTCTTATTTGATAATGGGGAATCTTACATCTTGCCCTATGATAATGTCATTCATTTAAGACGACATTTTGGCCAGAATGATATCTTTGGTGGTACTGGATCCACTGGAGATCATGAAGCAATCTTAAAAACCATATCCATCAATGATAGTTTGCTTCAAGGAATCGATAACGCCATTAAGTCATCAATGCAGATCAAAGGTATCTTGAAGATGAATGGGATGTTATCAGAAGCAGATAAGAAGAAGCAACGAGAGCTATTTGATGCTGCACTTTCGGAATCGGTGAGTCTCAAAGGTAGTTCAATTATACCGATAGATTTGAAGTCGGAGTACATACCATTAGATGTTGATCCAAAACTAATCGATAAAGATACACTAGAGTTCTTACAAGCAAAGATCCTGGATTACTTTGGAGTTTCTGTTCCAATATTTACTAGCAAGTACACAGAAGATGAATATAACTCATTCTATGAGTCAACGATAGAGCCTTTAGCTATTCAACTTAGCGAGGCTTTTTCTTTAGGCTTACTTACCGATAATCAGCTGGAACGTGGAGAGGAAATCATTTTCTATAGTGAAAGATTACAATACGCTTCATGGAACACCAAAGTCGCTGCAATTGAGAAACTTATGAGTCTTGGGATTATGTCGCTTAATGAATCAAGAGCACTACTAGGACTTGAACCTATCGAAGGTGGAAATAAACGACTTCAATCACTAAACTTTGTCGATGCAGATAAAGCAAATCAATACCAAGTAGGAACGGAGGACCCTATAGATGAAAATAACAGTTAATGGAAAAATATCAGAAGATGCATTAAAGGTTATCCTAGATACACAAAAGAAAAAGACAATCATTATTGATGATTATTGTAAAAAAGAAAAACTCGAGTCACTTTACTATAAAGACTCAGAGCTTGAATATGAGTATCAAAAACAAGAGAAGCAATTAGCTCCAAAACCTAAGAAAGTAGAGACTCGCAAAGATGATAAAGGAAACTAGATTAGCTGATGTCACGCTTCATGAAGAAGATGACAAGATGATATTAGAGGGTTATGCATTAGTCTTTAATAATGAAACATTAATAGGTGATGAAGAATATGGTTTCTTAGAGGAAATCGATTCAAGAGCACTATCGGAAACCAAAATGAAGGATGTTCCTATGAAGTACAATCATATGGACTCCTTTTTAATTATCGCTAGAACCAAGAACCAATCGTTATCACTTACCGTAGATAGTATTGGTTTAAAAGTGCGTGCTGAATTACTAGACACAAATACAAATCAAGACATCTATAAAATGGTAAGAAGTGGTTTGCTAGACAAGATGAGTTTTGCTTTTACGGTAGATGAACAAGTATGGAATCGTGAAGGTAGAATTCCAAAAAGAACTATTACGAAAATTGAAAGGTTGTATGATGTGTCGGTTGTGGATACTCCAGCATATGATGCAACTTCTATATATGCTCGTTCTTTAGAATCTATGGAGTTAGAACTAAAGGCTATGGAGTTAGTAGAGCAGGAACAAAAATCAAGCATTATCAAAAAACGTATCAAAATCAAATCACAAATCTAAAAGGAGAAAGAAATCATGAATTTAGAACTTAGACGAAAAGAAATCGAGTCAAGACTGACTGAAATCAGAGGTCTTGTCGATAATGAAACAGATATTACAATACTCGAAGCATTCGAAACTGAAACGACTGAGCTTCAAGAAGAAAGAAGTGTTATTGATAAGAAAATGGCGATTGCTAGTAAAACAGAAATCAAACCAATCGTTATCGATAACCGTACTAAAATTGATAAAGAAAAACTAGAACAACGTGGAGCCAGTTTACGTGAAAGCCGTGTGATTCAAGTATCAAGTGAAGAAATCTTACTACCTGATCACACTGCTTCAGGATTAGCACCAGTACCATTTGCTCAAGTATCAACTCTTGTTGATCGTGTTAATGTTATTAATCTGAATGGTGGAGAAACATACAAGAAATCCTTTGTTAAGAACAATGGTATTGCCGGTACAACACTTGAAGGACAACCTTATAGTGAAACAGAACCAGCGTTTGGGTACTTGACTATTTCCAAAGTGAAGATTACTGCTTATACAGAAATCACAGAAGAACTTGAAAAATTGCCTGCTATTCCTTACCAAGCTGAAGTGTTGCGTAACATCAATATTTCACTTAAAAAGAAAATCAGCGAACAAATCTTACGTGGTGCAGGAACTACTAACACATTCACTGGTATCTTTAGTGATGTAGCAGTAGCATTAGCTGATAAAGCACCATTAGAGATTGAAGCAATTACTGATTCAACCTTGGATGATATTGTGTTTGCTTATGGTGGTGATGAAGAAGTCGAAGGTGGAGCAGTTCTTATCTTGAATAAGAATGACTTACGAGCATTTGCAGGACTTAAGACTCAAGAAGGAAGAAAAGTGCATACTATTGACTATGTCAACAAGACTATTGATGGTATCCCTTATATCATCAACTCTCATTGTAAAGCCATCGCTGATAGTAATACTGCAGCTGGAGAATACGGTATCGCATATGGAGCGCTTAAAAATTATGAAGTTCCAGTATTCTCACCAGTTGAAATTGGAAAATCAACTGATTACAAATTTAAAGATGGAATCATCAGCTACAAAGCATCAGTATTCACTGGTGGTAATGTAGTGGGTTATAACGGGTTCCTACGTATTAAAAAGAAAGCTGCAGCTTAATAGCTGAAGCAAATTAAAAGTTTAAGAAAGGATTGATCTCATGACGATACTAGACATTGTAAAAAAAGCACTACTCATACCTCTATCAGAATCATTTGCTGATGACGAGTTGAATACTCACATTGGTAGTTGCAAAGCATACCTGACAAGTTGTGGGATTGATCCTTCTTATATAAATGATGAATCAAATCCCATGGTTAGTACAGTGATTATTATTTATGTGAAGACGTTTTTTGGCTTTAAAAATGATGGGAATGCAAAAGAACTACCTAAGACATTTGATATGTTGGTAGGACAGATTGCACTGACACAAGGAGTTTCAGAAAATGTATCCTAATTCACCTAATATATCCATAAAATTGCTAACCATGGATTTGGTTCAAAATTCTATTGGTTCTTCAACATACCAACTTATAAACTCAAAAGAAGTTATCAGTATAAATTTTAGTATTACATCAAATGAATACTATGAAAGTAAAAGATCAGACATTCGCATTGACATTGCACTAAAGATTCAGAGTTTTTTATATGATGGTAGCAAGCATGCAGACATTGCAGGTGATATCTATAAGATTGAACGCACCTATCAAATTGGACAGTTCATAGAACTTTACTTGAGTAAATCTAAGATCAGAAAGAGTGATATCATTGGTTACGCTTGATGAACTTGGAGTGGCTATCTCAAATATGGTAGAAGAGTATGCTGAAGAGATTATTGGAAAACTTGAAAAACGACTCGATGAAACGGCTCAAGAAATAGTGAAGTATATCAGTACTCATGCACCAAGAAGTGGTGGCTCAAAACCATTCGCAGATTCATTCGTTGCTGAACCTCAAGGCAGTGGAATCAACAAGACGATTGT